AGCGATCGCACAGCCACAGCCACCCGTCGAGGGGCGTCAGGATGCGAACCAGGTGGGTTTGAGGCTCGGCGCAGATCCCGCACTCGTCCTCGTCAAGCACAGTCGGGCGGAATCTGGCGGGCGCGGGTCTGGTGGTGCTCATCGGTTCCTCACTTCGGGGGGTTGGGGGTCATGCTGCACGCTTGAGTTCCGCGGCGAGGCTATCGCGGTGACGGGCGGCCAGCTCGGAACTCACCGGGGCGATGAGCCGGTCGATCGGGAATCCCCAGCGGTCGAAAAACGCGGACCACGCAGTCTCGCAGGCCGAGCACTGGTAGTCGGCTACCCGGCCTCCGTTGACCTCAAGGACGGGACCGATGGGGAGGGAAGCGTCCGGGATACCGGGAGGGCATACGGGGCAGGCGTCGGCGAGGACGGGGAGATCGTTGGGGATCATGCCGCGGACATCTCCAGCTCCAGGCTGGCCATCTGCTCGGCGGACAACCCGGACGGCAGCCAGGAACGCGGACTGAGCACGTGACTGTCGATGATCTGCTCACGGCAGGCCACCAGCGCAGCGCGTTCGCAGAACCGGCTGCCGCAAGTCTCGATGCTGCGCCCGCCGCCGTGCACGTAGTACGGGTCCACGGCCTCAGGCAGCCACTCGGAGCGCGGGTACTTGTAGTGGATGTGCTGCTTCACGGTGGCCGGCTTGCCGCAGGCGCACCTCCCGGCCGGCATCACGCCGCCTCCCCGGCAACGACGCAGATCCGGTGCGGCGGCTCGTCGCCGGATACCTCGTGCAGCAACTCGTCCCAGTCGGACCGGCCGAACCAGTTCTTCTCCATCAGGTGGGCCGTCCACCAGACGAACTGGCGCCACGTAGCGATCCGCTCCGCGCTGATCTCGTACGCATCCCGGTCACCCTCGGCGAAGTGGGCGTAGTGGCTTGTGCGCCAGTGGATCTCGCGCCCTTCCTCGCGCCGGGCCGTGTTGATGTCCGGGAAGATGACGTAGATGCACCCGGTGCTGCCGTTGATCGGAAACCGGCAGGTCTCGCAGATGAGAGTCAGGTCGTTCATGAGTTGCCGCCTATCGCTGACGAGGGCGTCCAGTCGTGTCCGAGGGACTTAATGCACCCGTAGTGGCCCTGGAAGGACAGGGCGACGGTGCACTGCGCGCCCATCCTGGCCTTGCTGACGATCACGTCGATTTCCCCGGCCCGCGGCGATTCCGGCTGGTACTGGTCCTCCCGGTGCAGCAGCAGGATGATGTCCGCGGACTGCTCGATCTCCCCGCTCTCCCGCAGGTCGGCCGGGACCGGCCGCTTGTCCTGCCGGTGCTCGGGGCCGCGGTTGAGCTGGGCCAGCAGGATGACGGGGATCTCGTGGTCGCGGGCGATGTCCTTGGCCCCGCGGGCCAGGGCGGCAACTTCCTGCTGGCGCGATTCGGCGCCCGGCGCGGTCATGAACCCGAGATAGTCGATGACGAGCAGGCGGGCGGCGTTCCCGGTGCGCTCCAGGCTGCGCAGCTGGCCGCGGATGTGAGCCAGGGACTGCTTCGAGGTCTCGTCCACGATGAGCTGCGTGCCGATGAGCCTGTCCTGCGCGCGGGCGATCCGCTGCCAGTCATCCTCGGTGGCCTTGTGCCGGACGATGTGGTCGAGCGGCACGCGGGCTATCGAGGAGACGCGCCGCTGGGTCAGCTCGTCGTTGCTCATCTCCAGGCTGGCGAACAGGGCGGGCAGGCCAAGATCGGTGGCTACGTGGTCGGCGATGCAGAACCCCAGGAGCGACTTCCCGCCGCCCGGCCGGCCTCCTATGACGATCATGTCGCGAGGTCGCAGCCCGCCGATAGCGTCGTCCAGGTCCCGGTATCCGGTCGATAGCCCGGTGTCGATGCCCTCCTCGAGCGCGTCGAGGACTTCCACGACGGTCTCAGACTGGCGCCGCAGGGCGGTCGTCCCGGCGAACGCGGTGGCGTCCTCGATCAGCTTGCGGATCTGGTCCAGGTGAATGTCCGGGTCGAAGCCCTCCCCCGCGGCGATCTGCGCGCACGACCTGAGCGTGAGCGCGACGTTCCGCTGCTGCCAGGCGGCCAGCACCTTCGGCGCGTGGTAGGCGACTGACCCGGCTCGTTCCATCAGCGAGTGCAGGAACGCGCCGCCCGTGCCGAGGTTCCCGTCGCCGATCCTGGCCAGCAGGCCGGCCGCGGCGAGCTCGGACAGCACCGAGGCGGGTTCCACCGGCCGGCCGGCGTCGGCGAGCTTCACCGCGGCGCGGAACACGGTCTCGTGCGAGCCGCTGGCGAACTGCTCCGGGCGCAGGGTCGCCGCGACCTCGAGCGTGACGGCTGCGGACTGGATCGCCGAGCCGAGCAGGGCCCGCTCCGATTCGGCCACGGGGTCATCGGCGCGAGTCTCGTCGTAGCCCTCGACCAGGGCGAAACGGGCCCGGACATCTTCCGGCGTCGGCACGGTGCTCTCGGTCACGACGACTCCAGTTCACGCCGGGCCTGCCGGGCGATGGCCTGCATGGCCTTTTCGGGGTCGCGTCCGTCACCGATAGCCACCGCGGCGGCGCGGAGGGCGGCGCGGTAGGCCGGCGGGTCATCGATCAGCTCAGGCGGCGGGGCGGGAATGCCGGCGTCCCGGATTCGATCGAGCCGCGCCTGCTGCACCTCGGCGCGGATCTCGGCCGGGTCCACGAAGACGGAATGCTGCTTGATGGCGACGACGGCGGCGCGGCAGTCCTCAAGGCGCAAGTCGCCGAGGATGTCGTGCCAGGCGTCGGGCGTGTACTCACCGAAAGCCTGCTGCGGACAGCAGGCTTTGACGTACTCGGTGAGGATGACAGTTTCGGACGGTTTCACGACGCCCCCTCCTTCGCTACGGCGCGCAGCATGGCGCGTTCGGCTTGGGCTCGGCGTTCCTGCTCGCGGCGAGCAGCGGCGGATAGCTGGGTTTGGCCGTTAGCGGCGGCGTCGTCCTTGCGCACCTGGACGGCGAGGTCGTTGAACTCGGTCGCGCCCATGTTCCTGGCGGACTCGATCAGGAAGTCGATCTCCCAGTCCTCGCCGAGCAGCCCTCGCGCCTGCTTGCCGACGCGGGATCGCAGCGAGGCGGCCGGCGCCTTCAGGCCCGCCCCGGTAGCCCCGTCCACGTACGCGGCGACGACCTCGCCGACGTGCCTGCCGCGCTCGGCGGCCTCGGCGGGGTCAAGCCGCCGGCGCGGTCTGGCCGCGCCCGCCGTAGGCGGAACATCGGGTGCGGGTACGGGAGCTATCTCTTTAGAGATAGCCCGGCGCGCCGGCGCGCGCGAGCCATCACTTGCTATCGGGTTGTCATCCTCAAATAGCAAACCGGATGGCAAATTGCCATTGACGGTTGGCTCGTTGCCATTGACGGAGGGATGCTGGCGCTCGTCCCGGCCCGCCGCGGGCTCATCGACGTGCACGCCATCGTCCGTGCTATCGGCTGCCATTGGTTTGCTAACGGATGATGGCAATTTGCCATCGCGTCCTGCGCGTTTACCCCACCTGGCCTCGGCGCCTCTCTTGCCCGCCGCGGCCCGCGCCTCACGCGTCCGGTCTGTCGGCAGGTAGCGCTCGAAGTCGTGAAAGAGCCAGCCCTCGTCGTCGCCGTCTTCCCACAGCCCGACCTTGACGAGCAGCCCGGCCAGCTCGCGGCCCCGCGGCCCGATGTACCGGCGCGGCAGGCTGGACGGGACGAGTCCGGGCGTCTTCCCCTTCTTGCGGGTGTTCCGGTGCGCCCAGGTGAAGCACAGCGTCCACAGTCCGATGGCCGCGGCACCGTCCTCGTGCTCGAGGAGGGCGATCACCTTGGCGTGGTCATCGAACCCGTCGTCTATCCGCCCCCACCCCATAACCCACCCCGCCGTGATGCTGCGCCGGAGCTGCACCCGGTACGCCATCGCCCCCGGCCTGGCAGCTCGTCGCTGACGGGTGCACGGAGGTCGCGTGAGACGGGCACTAGGTGCCGCCTTCCTGGTGGTGCCGGTCGTTGACAATGCGGTTCCTGCCGGTGCTCGGGGGGTGCCGGATTTAAGGCCGGCGGAGCATCACTTGCATTAGAGTACACGCCCGCACGTGCGCCCGGCAACACTTGCGCGGGACTGCGGGGCATGGCATAGTGGAGACGTGCATACGTGGTGTGGCATCATGAGGGGGTGTCCGAAATGCCCGTAGTCGTTGAGGAGTACCGCTCCTACAAGCAGACCGACCTGGACGCGCTGAAGATGCGCTTCCGCGCACGCGCACGCCTCGGCGCGGTGATCCTCCGCGAGCGCAAGGCAAGGAACGCCACCCAGGACGACGTAGCCGCGGAGCTGGGACTCGTGACCAATCAGGTGAGGCGTTACGAGCAGGCCGCCCGCCAGTGGGCGAAGGAATACCCAGGCGAATCGCTCGACTAGGCCAGCCTCGGGCCACGGCCATCACCCGGCCTTCCTCGTCGCTGCGCTTTCAATGCCCGCCCGCCAGTCCCCGGGCAGGTCCCCGCGGCGGCACATCAGGTCGACCGTGCTCACGCAAGCCACGAGATGCAGCGCCTTAGCCGCGAGTTCTCCCGCAACCCCGTCCTGAGGGTTACGTCCTGCGGCTAGTTCCACGGATCGTGCAGCGGCCAGGAGGTAGCGGCGCTGGGCGTCGGGTCCGGCTCCGGGTGCCCATGGGCCGCTCATGCGGCATCACCCTCAGCGACGAGAGACGGGATGCCCGCGCGCTCCAGGAGCATCCTCAGCGCCATAGCGGCCTGGGCTGGCATAACCCCGTCCCCGATGGCCTTGAGCTGCGCGTTGCGGCTCAGGCCCGGCACGCCGGTCACCCAGCCGTCAGGCAAGCCCATCATCCACTCCGAAAAGCGCGGCGAGAGGCGGGGATTTCCGTTCTTGGCGGGCTCTACGGGTGCGGGGGCTAGCCGGCCGAAGACTCGCTCGTGCTGCCTGACTGCTGCCTCGTAGCGGCCGAAGGCTCCTGGTCGCCGCCATGCGGCGTCATCTGCCCACCAAGGAACATCTCGACCACCTCGTTCAGTGGCCGGGCGTTCCGGTCCATGATGTTCGACCGCCCGGACTTCCAGTCTCTTGATGCCGGAGTCGGAAGAAAGCCCCCCCCCGTCGTCGGCAGCAGCTCGAGCACTTCCGCCGCCAGGCACAGCCCGTGGTCTCCGGCTTCCTGCGAGGGCGTCCGCTTCGTCTGCCGGTTCTCGTTCGCCGATGCCCGCGGGGTCGGCAGGAGCTGCACCGCATCGCAGAGCGTCATCCCGGAGTGCACCGTCGAACCCGGCGAGCGGCCGGCCGTCGCGTTCCGCGTGTTCCTGGAATCGGCCACGACCGGCGTCGGCAGCAGGCCAGGCGAGGACAAAGACGCGCCAGCGGAGATGGCAGGCCCCGGCACCGGCCGCGGGAAGACTCGTCCATTCCGCATCGAACCCGATTTCGGCCAAGTCTGCGAGAACGGCTCCAAGTGCCCGCATAGCAGATTCAGCACTGGTGTCTCCCAGGCACCACGGGCAGGGTTCCATGTCGCTATCGGCTCGCTCACTGAGCAGCTCCTTGACGTTTTCGATGACCACCAGCGGCGGCCTCAGTTCGGCTATCGCGCGGGCGACGAAATGCCACACACCGCTCCGGTTGCCCTTCCGGAGGCCCGCCCGGCGCCCCGCACAAGAGATGTCAGTGCAGGGAAATCCGGCCGTCAGGACGTCCACGGGCTCGACCGCGGACCAGTCCGTCTCGCTGATGTCCCCGAGATTGGGCACGCCGGGGAAACGGTGGGCGAGGATGGCGGACTTGTCCGGGTCGTTGTCGGCAACCCATGCGAGCTCACCGCCGAGCACCTCATGGACGGCCAGGTCCAGGCCCAGGTAGCCACTGCATAGCGACCCGGTAAGCACCCCGCACCTCCCGGGGTGTAGGCCCGGCACCCGCACGGCCCGTCCGCCGTAGCGATCGAGCACCCTGTCCGCACCTCAGCGCCCGCCCGCGTCCCGATGGCGTGCTCGTACCCGCTGGCCCCGCACACCCCGCCACCGGGCAGCACAGTGGCACACGGCCTCATCATGGCCGCCACCCTGGCCGGTGCTCCGGGACCGCTAGAGGCGTTCTGGGGGTCGGCGGGGCGTCGGGCCTGGGCCTTGCGGCGGGCCTGCTCGTAGGCTTCGCGGTTCGCCTCGGCGGTGGTCATGACGGCACCTGCCAGGGGACCAGGGGCGCGTCCGACTTGACGTACAGCGGATGCCTCGGATGCCCGGCTGACGTGACGCCGAGGCACTTCAGCGGGACTCCTGCTTCCGTGAGCCGCTCGCCGACCTCACGCCCCCGCCCGTTCAGTGCCCCCCCGGCACCCCACGCAGCGACGACGAGATGGGCGCCCTTGGTGTGCATCTCGATGAACTGATCGTTGGCCGGGCCTACCGGATCGGCGCTCGCAGTGAGGTCGCGCGGGTCGGTTGCGGCGAGAGCGAACACGTTGACCGCTGCATAGCCGCCGCAGCCCTCGCGGCGGGCGAACCCCATGAACCTGCGGGCGGTCGGGTCGCTCCTGAAGGCATTTGCCTTGCTCGGGTTCAGCCCGATCAACGTCATCACCGGAAGCGTCGCGTCCCAGGTGCGGGTCAGGACATAGCGGTAGGTGCGGTCAGCGCTGAATACAGCTCCCGCCATCGCACCGAGCAGGCTGTCGTCGGACTCGATGAGGAGAGGTTCAGCGGACTCGATTCCGGTGGTCACGGCGTCCCCCCTCGGTGCTGACCGGGAACCCTTCGCCAGTGCCCCGTGGCCCGCTTGCGGACGATGAGAGCGGCGACGACAGTGAGGCCGTAGACGACCAGGACACCGCCGATCACGGCGAGCACGATCACGGCGCAGCCTCGCCCAGGTAGGCACGGGCGAGCCGCAGCGCGTCGGTGAAGTCCTCACGCCACTCACACGCGCTGCACGCCCCGGCGGGGGCGTCGCACGGCGGGGCGTCGTACTGGCGGGCGATCTCGTCCAGCAGGTCCGCGAGGTGCGGCACGGCGGCACGCGGGATCGCGTCGGTGTCCCGTATCGCCGTCGCGGCCCGGCGGATCGTGTCGCTCGTGGTGTCGCTGGCGCTCATGCTTCCCCCGTGGTTTGGTAGGTGGGTTCCGGGACGTCGACCATCGAGTCCATCCCGACCTCGGCCAGCCGGTGCCGGTCGCCGTCGCTCAGCACGAAACCCGCGTCGGGATGGCCGGCCGGTATCCGTGCTCTCACGGGCCGCCGGGGCAGTGCCCGGAGGTGTTTCCTCACGCGATGCCGGGAGTACAGGACAAACGCGGCGACGAGGACGAGCTGAGCGGCGACGATGATCAGGGTCCGGGTCATCATGCGGCCAGCTCCAGGTCTGGAGGCTGGAGCAGGTAGCCCGTCCCGTCCGTGCCGATGCCATCCTCGGCCAGGTAGACCGGGAACCCGGCCCGGCCTTTCCCGTGCGCGTGGATCATCACAGCGACCCGCCGGGGATCGAACTCGGCCGTGGTCCCGTGCCTGATCCAGAACCCCGTGGCGTCGTCCCGCATGTGCCGGTCGAACCGGGTGGCCATCCCGTGGCACCAGTCGAGAGGCGTGCCGCACAGCAGCAGGGCGTTAGCGCACGACTGGATGACGGCGAGACGGCACCCCCCGCTGCCCCGGCCTGCCCGGTGGTGGACCTGGCCGCCCTTCTCGCCGAGATACCGGCCGCACCCCTCGCACTCGGCCGAGAAGACG